GCTACCATCCCAGCGATGACAGATTCATTCTATTTGATGTAGACATAGACACTATTCCTGAAAACACACAAGCGCCTTTGACCGCAATAATTGATCCGGGAAGATCCGGTCCGGGAGCAGGCTTACCCGCTGCCGCCAAAGGGCAGCGTTATCTGCTTACAGAAGATCTTGGCAGTGTTGATAATACTGCTTTAACTGCGCCTTCTGCGTGGTTCAGCAATGTTCCTATCGTGGCCAAGGCCAACGACATTATTGAATTTGACGGCGGAAGTTGGCATATATCTTTTAATGGTCAAATTGAACGTGACATTCAATATGTAACCAATTCTAACACAAATATACAGTATCGTTGGACCGGAAATGAGTGGGTAAAATCATACGAAGGACTGTACGTGGGAGGCCGATGGAGTCTGGTATTGTAAATGCAGTAGGCGTGATGTTTTACTGCTTGGAAACAGATCGCTATCTTTATCTGTTAAGAAACGATCCTAAAAATCCCAACAGCTGGGGTCTACCCGGTGGTAAGGTCAGCGGCAAAGAAACCCTGATCAAAGCCATGCAGCGTGAATGCCACGAAGAACTGGGTGTTTGGCCTCGACACAAAAAGCTAGTGCCAATAGAAATGTTCACCAGTCCTGACAGCAAGTTTCAATATCATACTTTCCTGTCAGTGCTTGATCGCGAGTTTACTCCCAGACTCAACGACGAACACCTTGGCTATGCCTGGGTCAGTGCCGGTACTATACCTAGACCTTTGCATCCTGGGCTTTGGCAAACCATCAACATTGACGTAGTACGTGAAAAAATCAATCTAGTGCTAGACAAAATCACCCAAAACCTTAATTAAGGGAGCCGGATAGCACCCGATTTAGGGCGGTCCACATAAATATTGTTGAACAACTTTATAAAAGGATTGTACCATGGCCCTGATATCACCCGGCGTAGAAGTCACTATTATCGATGAGAGTAACTATATTCCTTCGGCAACCAATAGTGTTCCCTACATTCTGCTTGCCACCGCAGCTAACAAAATTAACGGCACTGGCACTGGCATCGCTCCAGGCACATTGGCTGCTAATGCGAATAACATTTATCTAATCACCAGTCAGCGTGATCTGGTTGCTACATTTGGCAATCCGTTCTTCTATAAGACTTCGGCTGGTACACCAATCAACGGTTACGAACTAAACGAATACGGCCTGCTAGCTGCCTACTCGACCTTGGGCATAAGCAATCGTGCATATATTCAACGTGCAGACATTGACCTGTCAGAATTGACTGCCAGCCTGGTACGCCCAACTGGTGCTCCACCTAACGGCACGTTCTGGCTCAACACCGCAGATACAGCCTGGGGCATTTTCGCCTGGAACTTGACTACCAACTCGTTCTCACTCAAAGCACCTATTGTAATCACAGACAGCAGCAAGATTGAACCAAGTCCTAGCACTGCTCCACGCAGCAGCGTAGGTAGCATTGGTGACTATGCAATCAACACTTTGAATTCTAACAATCCTGTATATTTCAAAGACAGCACCAATACCTGGGTACTAGTTGGTAGCGATGCCTGGAAGTTGAGTATTCCTACTATCACTGGTGCCAACACTGTAACTGGTACTTTGAATGCTGCCGAAGCAATTGTAATCAACGGTATTACTGTACTGGTTCCAGCAGCTCCTAACAATACACTGAATGGTTTGGTAGGTGCAATCAATGCTGCAACTATCCAAGGTGTTGTTGCTGCTAACGTCAGCAACAGACTGGTGCTATATGCAGACAGCACTGCAACTGCCGACGGTTCAACTGCCAATGGTGGTGCAATTGTGCTAGACTTTGGCACACAAGACCTGTTTATTGATCTGGGCGTTCAAGCTCAGACCTACTATGCACCTGCATTCCAGGCAAGTCCACACTACACAGTTCCTCGTTGGAGCAGCTTTGATGCCAATCCAAAGCCAACCGGTTCTGTTTGGAACAAGATTACCAATGTCAACAACGGCGCTAACATGGTGGTATCCAAGTATGATGCAACTCTTGGCGTGTTCGTTGAACAAGGTGCACCAATTTATCAAAATGATCAAAGTGCTAACAAAGCACTTGACCCAGCTGGCGGTGGTATTAACATCCCAGCAGGTACTACCTACACCCAGTATGATGTCAGCGAAAATAATACTTTCACGCTGAAGTTGTTTGAACGTGCCACAGCTGGTCGTACCGTTATTGTTGGTGACGAAACTGCTCCGGCATTTTCAATTGGTACCACATTTACCATCGAAGCTAGCCAGACAAACAATACTGCACTTACTTCACCAGTGACAGTGACACTAACAGGCTCTACAGCGGCAGATTTTTGCTCAGATGTAAGTCTTGCTAATGTTGCTGATGTCAGTGCTGAAGTAACCGCTAGCGGTGCTATTCAGTTTATACATTCTCGCGGTGGTGTAATTGTGCTCAAAGACACATTTGGTACACCAGTATCTAACGCAGGCTTTAATACTTCAGTAGAAGGTGTAAGAGCCGGCAATGACAGCAACTTGATTCTAAGCAACTGGGTAGCATTGACATACACAGCCAGCGCAAGCGAACCAAATCAAGACCCAGCAGATGGACGTCGTTGGTACTACAGCGCAGTAGATCAAGTAGACATCATGATGCATGATGGCACCAACTGGCGCGGCTATCGCAACGTGACTTTGGACGCTCGTGGTTATAACCTAACTGGTTGCGATCCAAACGGTCCAATTTGTGCCGCATCTGCACCAACCGCACAAAGCGATGATACACCATTGGTTTATGGCGACATCTGGGTTGACACCAGTGATCTAGAAAACTATCCAATGATCTATCGTTGGCAGAACGTTGATTCGGTTGATCAGTGGGTGTTAATTGACAACACTGATAACACTGGACAGAACGGTATTCTGTTTGCTGATGCACGTTGGGACAACAGCGGTTCAACTGATATTGTAACCGGCGACATCATACCAATCAGCACATTGACCACATCTGATTACTTGGATCTTGACGCACCAGACCCATCACTATATCCAGATGGCATGCTGCTGTTTAACAGCCGTCGTAGCGGATTCAACGTCAAGAGCTATCAAAGCAATTACTTTAATGCTACTAGCTATCCAGACGATACCTTGCCAGCGGTCAAAGATACCTGGTTGACAGTTAGCGGACTCAAGGACGACGGTAGCCCATTCATGGGTCGTAAGGCAGTTCGTAACCTGGTAGTGCAGGCCATGAAGTCGGCAATTGACACCAATACCGAACTGAGAGAAGAACAGCGTCAATTTAATTTGATTGCTTGCCCGCAGTATCCAGAACTCATGGTTAACATGGTGGCTCTAAACAACGAGCGTAACAACACTGCGTTTATTATTGGTGATACACCGCTACGTCTCGAAGACACCGGCACAGCAATTACATATTGGGCAACTGATGCAGGCGGCCTTGGCGTACCAGATGGCGATGGTCTAAACACAGCTAGCCCATACCTAGGTGTATTCTATCCAAGTTGCCAGACCACCGATCTAAGTGGCAGCACAGTGGTACAACCACCAAGCCATATGTTACTGCGTACAATTGTGCGCAACGATGAAGTGGCATTCCCGTGGTTGGCACCAGCCGGTACACGTCGTGGCACAGTAGACAACGCATCAGCTATTGGTTATATTGATGCAGCCACAGGCGAATTCCAGCAGATTGCCACACGACTTGGCCTGCGTGACACACTGTATGAAAACCGTGTAAATCCGTTGACTTTCATTCCTGGCGTAGGTATTGTTAACTATGGTAACAAGACTACACAGGCTGTGGCCAGCGCACTTGATCGTATCAATGTAGCTCGTCTGATTGCGTTTATCCGCGGTAGACTAACTGAAATTGGTAATCAGTTCTTGTTTGAACCAAACGATCAAGTAACACGTGACGAAATCAAGAACACCATTGAAGGTCTAATGAATGATCTAGTAGCCAAGCGCGGCATATATGACTACTTGGTTGTTTGTGACGAAAGCAACAATACACCAGCACGTATTGATCGTAACGAGCTGTACGTTGATATTGCTATCGAACCTGTCAAGGCAGTTGAGTTTATCTACATCCCAGTTCGCATCAAGAATACGGGTGAGATAGCCGCTGGCAATACGTCGTCAAGCCAGCCGGTTTAATAGTGATAAATAGATGAGAACAGGAGACTAAAAATGGCAGTTGCGTCCTTGACAAGAATGACAGTACCACTGGCTAGCGATCAATCGTCTAGTACCCAGGGTCTGCTCATGCCTAAACTGAAATATCGCTTTAGAGTGATATTTGAAAACTTTGGTGTAAGCACACCACGTACAGAACTGACTAAACAGGTTATGGATTTCACTCGTCCTAATGTGACTTTTGACACACAGACTATTGATATCTATAACAGCAAGATCTACTATGCAGGCAAACACGAGTGGCAGGAAATCACTGTCAACTTCCGTGATGATGCCAGCGGTCAAGTAGCACGTTTGGTAGGTGAGCAGGTCCAGAAACAGATGGACATGATGGAACAGGCCAGTGCAGCCTCAGGTATCGACTACAAGTTTACTACACGTTGTGAAGTGCTTGATGGCGGTAACGGTGCTAATGCACCTACTGCGCTAGAAACCTGGGAGCTGTACGGATGCTTGGTGTCTGGTGTTAACTGGAATGACTTAAACTACGGTGACAGCGGTCCAGTAACTATCGCAATGACTATGCGCTTTGATAACGCTATCCAGACTCCAATTGGCTCTGGCATTGGCGCCACAGTCGGTCGTACGGTAGGCACAGTTATCACAGGCTAACCCATGGCCACTTGGGGGCAGGACTTCCTCAAAGGCTTCTTTGGGAATGATTTTCTCAGAGACTACAGGCACGCCAGCAAGACGTTTACTACAAACGGTTACGAGCTGGCGCCTCGTCATAAGTTTCTTTATCATGTTTACTTTAATGTAAACATTGGTCAAATTCCAAGGTTGAAAGTTTTATTTGGTAGTGACGCTACATCAGGCGTCGCTACCATTGGCCTTTTGGTCAAATCAATTGACCTGCCGCGTTACGATATTTCAACCGAAACCATGAATCAATACAATCGTAAACGCATAGTTCAAACCAAACTGAATTACAAAGGCATTAGAGCTGTATTTCACGACGATGGTGGTGATTTGATTCGTAGTTTGTGGTATGCTTACATGAGCTACTACTACAAAGATCCAACACAGGCCTATGACAGTCAGGCCAATACCAATGGCACCAGCGGTAACAATGCCAACAGACAGGCCGGCTTCAGCTACAATGCCAGAGACGCTTATTCGGATGAACGTGTGGGCAATGTCAATGACTGGGGATTCATAGGCGAAAGCTTTTCGGACACAACCGGCTCTGACACACTGGGCGGCAAGCCCCCATTCTTCAAAGATATTAGAATTTACGGCTTCAATCAAAAGAAATTTGTCGAGTATGTGTTGATCAATCCAATGATCAAAAGTTGGACACATGACACCTATGAATATGCCAGCAATGAACTAATGACCAATCAGGTCGAGTTCGAATACGAAACTGTAAAATACTATTCTGGTGCTATAGGTGGCAGTCGTCCAGCAGACTTTGTCAAGGGCTTTGCTGATCCTAATCGTTACGATCAAGGTCCAAGTCCACTGCAACGTCCTGGAGGCACACGCAGCATACTGGGTCAAGGTGGTCTGGTAGATGCAGGCATAGGTATCTATGAAGATCTCATGGTCAAAGGCGATGTGGTAGGTGCCATTGCCAAGGCCGGTCGCACCTTTGAAACTTTCAAGCGAGGCGGATTAAAACAGGCCGCAATCGAAGAAGGCATTGGGGTAGCCAGAGAAGTATTAAAAGGCGGCGGACCTAGTGTGATTAGACAGGGCGCAAATGCTGTCAACGGCTTTTTCTTTCCTAAGAAAACCACTACCACAGGCGGTGGAGGTCAATAATGAGTACTCCTAGTCTCAACACAGCACAAACACAGTTAGATCAAACAGTAAGAATTTTTGATCGCTTCTACAACTTTGAATTGAATGTACCAGTGAACGAATACGATACATTGTATTCGTATTTTTATAATCTAAGTAGAAACAAAGAAAGCGCACAAAATTTTACCTATGCGGTTTTTCGTATTGCTGATCAACAAGGTATACCTGCCATAGTTTTGCTAGATGATTTTGTAGGTAAATCACAGTTGGAAGTCACTGCCTTGATTGCCTACTACCTAAACGAGATTAGAAGTCCGGCAACCATGATTGGTGTGCAAGCTCAGGTAACTCCTAACTATTACGCAGCTCGCAATGTGCAGATATGAGCAAATTTGCACAGGGGTTATTCACCCCACTTAATCCACAAAAGTACGTAGGTAGAAACAGTCCTCGGTATCGCTCTGGGTGGGAGCATACCTTTATGCGTTTTTGTGACAGCAACGACAACATCATACAATGGGCCAGTGAAAGTATCAGCATACCGTATCGTCACCCGCTTACTGGCAAAATGACCAACTACGTGCCCGACTTCTTGGTGGTATACAAAAACCGCAACAACAGCATACGTGCTGAAGTGATTGAAATCAAGCCCAAGAGTCAAAGCATTATCAACGAACGAGCCAAAGAACGGGACCGGGCTATAGTGGCAGTAAACTATGCCAAATGGGATGCTGCTATGAAATGGTGCCAGCGACAAGGGCTGCAATTTAGAGTTATTACCGAAGACGACATGTTTAGAAACGGCTCAAAAAAACGTCGATAAATACGGTATGACCCGTAAACTTGAAGAACTGTTTGATCTACCTACCAAAAGCGACGACGCATCGGAACCTGTAGTTGAATCCGGCTCTGATCTGCAACTGTTGCCACAAAGTCTCCAAACCCTGGATAAAATTGAATTGGCCTTGCCCGCGGTCAAAGGGCTAGATGCCAGCGATCAAGAAATGGATGAATTAGCCTCTTCGGCTAAGGAAAGTTTTGACAATCTTATGGATCTGGGCATGCAGGTAGATTCCAGATATGCCAGTGAAATTTTTGCAGTAGCAGGCACTATGTTAGGTCATGCTATCACTGCCAAGACCGCAAAAATTAACAAAAAATTAAAGATGATTGATCTGCAATTGCGTAAGCAGCGACTAGATCTTGATTCGGGTACGGATACGACACCCACGGCACAGGGAGTTATACTGGATCGCAATGAATTGTTAGATCGTATTCTGAAACCTCGCACTGACTCAGAATCTTAAACTACGCTAAATACGTCAAGAGGACATCCTATGAAAACCTTTGTAGATTATTTGACAGAAAGCAAGAAAACTTTCGACTATCGTATTAGAATTGCTGGTGAACTCAGCAGCGATCAACTGAAGCATCTTGAAGATGCATTGGCCAAATACGATCCAGTAAGCATGACTAAGCCAAAGAAAACCCCGGTACAAAAATCGCCAATGGGTTTTGATGGCATTCTAAACGAGCCTGTGCATATCATTGATGCCACATTCAACTATCCTGCAACTCCGCAGGAGATCACAGCTATATGGCACAGCATGGGCGGTGACCCAAATAGAATTAGAATAAACACTCAAGCATACATGGACGGCCTGGAGCAACAACTGGCTGATACCGAAGTTTCACCTCTGTTGACCAAAGACCTTCCCAATCCAAATGCCAAACAAAAGGCAGCTTCGAAGGCACATGCCTCAGCAGAGGTGATCCAAAATTCTGCCGACGGTGCCAAGTTTGAGATTGCAGGTGGACGCACTGCACCTGCAACTACCACTAACGAATTACCAATGGGTACCAAAAGCCCGTTTACTAAATTGACACGCCCACCTAAACCAGCAACGGGCAGACAACCCCAAGGATAATCAAGATGGAAAATATTTACGACATTCTGGAACGCTTGAATCGAGTCGGCCAGCCACTAAACGAAGGCGACGAGCGTCGTTGGGTCAAAGATCCACAAGATCCTGCAAGCAAGGTTCCTGCCTACATTAGAAAAGCCAAAGATGCTGGTAGTCAAGCAGCAGAAAAAAGAACCGACGACATGAACAAGGCCGCAGACGCTAAGGTATTTCGTAGTGGCAGAGCCGACGAAGCCGACTTTGATGAAGGTAATCTATTTACAGGCAATCTAGCCAAGGCACGTGCCGCTGGTAAAAAGCAGGCCGACCTAGACGGCGACGGCGACATGGAAAAAGTACAAGAAGGTGGTAAGCCAGACTTCATTGATCTTGACAAAGATGGCAACAAAACCGAACCAATGAAAAAAGCAGCCAAGGACAAGGCAAAGCTCGACGAGCTAGATATCAACCTGATCAAGGCCGCACAGAAACACGCTGAAAAGAATCCCAGCTCCAAAGATCCAGAAAGCGAACGTAACATTCACAAGAAGTACGGCTATCGCAGTGACCGTGACGACAGCGGCAATGATGATGACTACGATGAGTGGGGCAACGAAAAGAAGAAACGTGCGCAGCCTGCCGCAGGTGAAAAGCGTGGTCGTGGACGACCAAAAGGCACCAAACGTGCCATTGGCGCACGTGGCCCAACAGGCAAGAGCAAGCTACTGACCAAAGAAGGCAGCGGCGAACTACAAGATATTCTAGCAAGACATCGTGGTGATGTACGTGCTTTTCTTAACGGTGAAGATCTAAGCTACGATTTATACGATGCACTGTATGATTACTATTTGAGCAGCGGTGAGATGCCATACGGTGTTGCCAAGGCTCGCGAAGGTGATCCGTATGAATGGATTGCCAATCAGTTAGAAAATGATATTAATCATCAAATGACAGAAGGTTCAGATGACATTGAAGATCAAGGCGAGTATGATCAAGAAGGCGATATGGCCAAGGATCAACTGCATACTTTGACACAGGCCGCAGATGAACTGGCCAGTATCTTAGATGATGATCAGGATTTGCCAGAGTGGGTACAGAGCAAGATTACCAAGGCACTAGATTATATCAATGCCAGCAATGACTACATGGATCAAGAGCGCCACGACAGTGATATGATGCAGGTCAATGAACTTAGCCCAGATACACTAAGCAGTTATGCAGACAAAGCTAAAGGTCAGCGCGGTTGGGCATTTGGTAGAGCCAAAGCAGGAAAAGAAGGTCATGGATCTGCGGATCCACAAGGAAAGTTTGACAGACTATGGAATAAACGTGCCGATGGTTATAATCAAGCAGTAGCTAAAGGCGCAAGAGATTTAGACAAGTCAGGTCAAAAATCAAGCTGGGATTGGAGTAAAGACGATACTCCAGCAGCACTTAAAAGAGACAAAGGTATGTCGGAAGATGCAGTAGAAGAAAGCGGCCTACAAGCCTATCTAGGCAAGAAGAAGTATGGCAAAGATGGAATGGCAGCATTACAAAAAGCCGGTCGTGAAGGTGCAAGCAAAGAAAAAATGGCCCAGATACGTGCCAAGCATGACAAGACGGATGAAGGTATAATGGATACCGTTAAAGGTTATGCTAGAAAAGCTGGTAGAGCCATTGCAGGTGAGTGGAATCCTACCGTTCACGCTAGAAATCATTTTGAAGATTGGATAGACAGCAACCCAGGTCTAGCATCACACAAAGAGGGACTAATGTCCTTGTATGACCGAGCAGCAGAATATCGTCTTGGTATCGACAATGCAGATAGAGGCGAGACGGTTTTGAAAGTATATAAACAGATACAAAAAGGACAGACCGACAATCTACCTGTTTGGGCCACCGCCCCTGCCACTGACAGCAGACCTGAGGGCAGCTACCAGCGCAAGTTGGCCGGTGTGATTCCTGTGGATGAAACCAACAAGGAAATGGACGAGCGTAAACTAACCAAACCTGAAATGGGCAAGCGTGAAAAGTATGTCAAGTCAATGAAGAAAAGCAAAGGTGACTTTGAAAAACGCTACGGCGAGCGAGGCGAAGAAGTAATGTATGCTACCGCTACCAAGATGGCCAAGAAAAAAGACAAGAAAGCCGAAGAAGTAGAAGAAACCACTACGTCAGGTTCAGTAGCTACTTCTACTGAAGCACCTAAAGGCGGTAAAAAAGGCGGCATCCAGTTTGGCAAAGGTGTCTACGAAACCTACAATTCACGCATTGAGTCTGCTATCAGTGAAAGCATGGACATTAACATCAGCACCAGCAGCGAAGGTCGTAAGAGTATTACTGTTACTGCTACCGATGATGATGCTAGTGCATTGGCTCAGCTGTTAAAACTCAGCGGCATTGGCCAAGACAGCAGCGACAGCGATGTATGCCCAGGTTGTGGTAGCAGCAGTTGCGGATGTGAACAAATGGACGAAGATTATGCTAACAGTCCTGAAGAAGAAATGCGCAGCACAAACTATATGACACAAACTATTGCTGGTGGTCTAAACGGTCCCAAGCTACAGGTCAACCCTAACAACATGGGCGATAACCCATTGGCCATGGACAAGTTGGCACACAAGCAGGCAGCACAGGTCAATCTTGGTCCTATTGGTGACGTAGCCGAATCTAAAAAGATCGAAGGCAATCTGTGGAATTTATATAAACAAGTCAAACAGCAATGAAAACACTAAAAGAATACATCACTGAAGCAGAAGCGGAATTTTCATCACCGCAGGTGGGTGATGTATTCGCTGTTAATCTCAGAGAAGAATGCCTAGTAGAAACCGTGGTCACTGAGCACGTGGAGGATGGCTTTGTGATCGCCGCAGATGACCGACTATTTTCATTGTTCGAAAACTATGGCATCAGTTTTGAAGGCGATGACGAAGAAATGCTAGGCATCGACGAAGCAGAATATCGCGGTCGTAAAGTGTCATTGGGCAAACCAATGCAAGGTGATGTCAAAAAGTTCAAAGTTTACGTCAAAAATCCACAGGGCAATGTGGTCAAGGTCAACTTTGGCGATCCCAACATGCGCATCAAAAAATCCAATCCCAAGCGCAGAAAGTCTTTTAGAGCACGACACAATTGCTCTAACCCAGGACCAAGACACAAAGCACGATATTGGTCCTGCAGAAAATGGTAAAATAATATGTCAACACAAGCCAACGTTTACACATCTGTTTCAGCTCTAGTATGGAATACCGACAAGGTAAGAATAGCCACTGGCAATACAGCGGTTACAGTGACCGTAAACGTAGCTCCTTCATTTTCTAATGCAATTTTCCAAGGCGCACAAGTTCCGGCAAGCACCATATATGACATGTATGTAGGTGTAGGCAACAAACTGACCATTGCTGGTACAAATTTTACTGCACAAGAAGTAGGTACAGCTAGCTCAGGCACTGCCGGCGTGCAATAAGGAGCCAACATGGCGATCACAATAGGTCCAGGTTGGTCGTTAGGCAGAGGCACTGTTGTGGGTAATGGTACACCGCCAGGCGGTATTATCAATGCATTACGACAGTGTGCCATAAGTCTAAACAGTCTTTCTGGTATCACTGCTTCTTCTCTTGGCACAGCTCAAACCCTTATCACCAACAGCAACATACATTTCAACGTGTTTGCGGTCGTGGGCAAAAATGCCTGTTCAGAAGCGTTGACCGGCACGGCCAGTGCCAGCGGATATCACACATTTTCTGGACTTGGATTTTATTATAACAGCTCGGCAGGCAACATTCTCAGCAGTGGCCTCAGCATCTATGCCATGGAAGGCGGTGTAGATTTTGGTCTACCAGAAATTGACGGTAAAAAATGGATGGCCATGGCCATGTTCAATGGCGGCGGCTCCTTTCAAGGTCTTATGGTCTGGGTCTTTACCAACGATCAAATCAGCGATACAAATGTGGTTACCACTAACGGCCATGTTGTAACAACAGCAGCTAGCATTTTCTATCCAGACAATGCTGCCAATCTCTACAATAGAATATACGGTATCCATATTGACGGAGCTGGTACAATCACTAGCGATGTGACCGGCAACATGGGTTGGAACTACAGCAATGGTCAACAGTCAGTCGGCGTTGGTTATAATGCTACCAATAAGTTCAGCTTAGACGACGGAGTTTGGGCTTTTGTCATGGGCGGCAAAACCGATGGTAATGCACCTGGGCCTGATTTCAAAACTGCCAATGGATTTGGTATTGGTAACTACGACGGATCGGACCCGCTTACGGTAGCGGCTTACTGGAATGGATCAGCCTTGGTTAATACAAATTATGTGGGATTTGTATTCACAGGCGACAGATAGAGCTAAACGGTTAAATACACAATGCGGGCAAAAGAATTTATTAAAGAAGCCAAACAGGGCAAAATTGGCAAACGTAGACAGAGTGCTACTGTGGGCCTTAACCTTATGTCTGATGCGGAAAAATGGAACAGTGACTACACGTTGAATCGTGTAATGATGGCAGTGGCCTGTACCGACGGTACATTTGTACCTGACATGCCAGCTACCAGTTGGGTAGGCAAGCATAAAACTGCTAGCCCTTACACTAGACAAGAACAAGAAATGTTAAAGAAAGCATATCAGGCTGCAGGAGCAGATTGGCATGATCTAAACAAAGGCGATCTTGACAGTGAAGAATTGCCTAGCACCAACACTGCTAGTCCAGTCAAAGCGTTCAAAGGATACCCAAGATAATGGCCATTCCAAGCCCAACTGAAGTGGCACCCTGGTACCTGCGTAATATCACGCAGGCCCTGGAGCTTGATCAAGCCACAGGCCAGGTGTTTGTGCGTACCAATGCTGCCATTATTGGAAATGTCAGTGTAGGCAATGTTGCCATTGGTAGTCTTGGCAACGTAGATATCACAGGCAACACACTTCCGGTCACAGTAAGTTCAGGTAATGTAACTGTGTACCAAGGCACCAGTCCATGGGTCATTACTGGCAATACCAACGTAGCTATCACATCTGGCAATGTGGGAATCACAGGCAACCTAGCTGGTATTACCGGCAACGTCACAATAGTTGATGGTGGTGGATCAATCACTGTTGATGGCACAGTCAATGCCAATGTCACCGGTGGTAATGTTGCCATAAGTTCATTTGGTGATGGACTCAAAGATGCGTTTGGCCGCCTGCGTGTTTCAAATCCTGTTACTATATTTGATACTCAGGCTAGATATTATGATCATGAACAGTTCAGTTCATCTATTACTGGTGCCACTGCCAATGTGGTATACAGTGCCAACTCCAGTACATTTTTGTGTTCAGTGGGCACAGCATCTGGCGATCAAGTGCTTAGAGAAACTGTTAGAACTTTTACCTATCAACCTGGCAAGAGTCTGCTGATCTATCAGTCATTCTGTATGAATGAAGCCAAAGTCAATCTGCGCCAGCGTGTGGGTTATTTTGGTGCTCAGAATGGCATATACTTTGAAGTCAACGGCACTGATCTTTACATGGTGATTCGTAGCTACAGTTCAGGTGCCATCGTGGAAGATAGAGTACTACAGGCCAACTGGAACATAGATACACTGTCTGGATTGGGTGGCGCCAGTAATCCCAGTGGCATTGAACTTGATGTGGCCTTGGACCAGATCTGGTTCTGTGACATTGAATGGTTAGGTGTGGGCACGGTGCGGGTAGGATTTATCATCGATGGCAACTACGTTGAATGTCATCATTTCCATCATGCCAACGTGCCCAGTACAGCATTCGTCAACAACACTACAACCTATACCACCACAGCTACACTGCCTTTGCGTCTAGAAATCACCAACACTGGCACCACAGCATCGCCTAGTAGCCTGCGGCAAATCTGCTCCAGTGTGATTTCAGAAGGTGGTTATCAGTTGTTGGGCAATCCGCGAGCTGCTGCACACTTGATAGGAACTCCTAGACGATTGCCCAATGATGTGAGTTTTGTACCTGTGATAGCTATTAGACTCAAACCCACTATGTTGGACGCGGTAGTTGTGCCCATTAACTACAGTATTGTACCTTTGGCTCAGAGTTTTTTTCAGTTTAGAGTTTACAAGTATGCTGTCACCAGTGGTGGCACTTGGGTTGATTCAGCCGCTGACAGTGCAGTACAATACAATCTAGCTCCCACAGCCTTGGTGTCAGGCGACATTGTGGAACAGAGTTTTATTAACAGCACCAATCAAAGTGCCAGTGCTCCAACACAAGAAGGTTTCTCATTTGTCTATCAGTTGGAACGTGAACCATTCACTGGTGTACCCTATGAGTATGTGATCACCATGGCCACTACTGGACAGAATCAAGACATTTACGCCAGCATTGAATGGCAGGAGATGACTTAAAATGAAAAAAGTTTTACTAACACTTTTATTGCTGCCACTAACAGCCTTAGCTCAAAAACAGCCACAGGGTGTCACATACGATGCACAGGTGATTAGAGTTAACGACGGTGATACTGTGGTTATCTCAGCACCATTTTTACCAGCACCATTAAAGCCTGAACTTGCTGTTAGAGTCTATGGAGTAGACACACCAGAAAAAGGATTCAGAGCTCAATGTCCTAGCGAAGACCAACGTGGACAAGCTGCAACAGCATTTACTAAAAATGCGGTTGCTAAAAGCCTTAAGCGTCAGGTTATATTATATGGTTGGGATAAGTTTGGTGGTCGTGTGCTAGGTGATATGATCTTAGACGGTGTTAGTCTACGTGCTATGCTGATACAGAACGGCTACGCACGTGAATACTACGGTGAGGCAAAACAAAGCTGGTGCCAGTAGTTGTACGTTAAGGAGATGCTGTGCTGCGCCTAGGTAAATCTTACAGCAGCAAGTATAAAGAAATCAAGCTATCAAACAGCACAGCCGCTTCCGTCACTCCGCAAAAAGCAGTAAATCAGCAGGCCAATACTGCGCCCTCAAATAACAAAACCTCTAGTAAGCCAGATTAAGTAGGAACACCTGGTACCGATAAATACTGGACCATGGCCGATTATTCAGACTTCAGTGATGTTGACGGTGTAAAACGTGTCAACAACAAATACACAGACCTTACTGCACAACAGTACAGTGGACAGGCTCGCCCCGGCGAACTAGTCGTTGATCTCAATACCTATATAGTATACGTAGCCAACGCTAATGGCATACTCAATCCTATTGAAATCAGCGGTAACCTAACCTATGATAATGCTAATGTAGCTGCTTTCTTAGGCGCAGGGGTCAACGCTAACATCATTCCCAGTGCCAATGTTACCTACAGCCTAGGTAATAGTGCTCGGCAGTGGAAGGATTTATGGGTTAGCAACAACACAATCTACATAAACTCAGTGCCACTGAGCATAGGTGCTGGCAATGTGCTAACGGTCAATGGCGATGCACTGCTAGCAGCTAATTCAACTTCAAGCATTACTACCACTGGTAACATTACTGGCAATGTGCTGATTATTAATCGTGTGCGCAGCGATGACAGTAGTTTTGTCAGCGTCGAAGATGGTTTACTTGTAGAAAATGATGTAGGCGTGGCTGGTAACGTGACAGCAGATTATTTCTTAGGCAATGGTAGTTTATTAACTGGCATTGCTCCAAGTACCGGTGACTTCTCCTTCTCAGGCACTACAATGAGTGCCGAAGAGATGTTGATTGAAAGCACCGATGCTGACATAGTAATACGATCCGACAGCGACATCTTCGCTGAAATCACCAACAAGACTTTTGTGGTACAATCCAATTCAGGCAATTGGATTTTTGATGGAACCACCGGCAACCTGTCGGCACCTGGAAACATCTTGATTACTGGCAATGTCACAGCTAACAGCGTGAGTGCCCTTGTAGGAAACATCACCAATCTTGACAGCCTGAATTTCACTGTAGAAAACATTTCTGCCTTGGTGGGCAACAATGGAGTGAACATTGGAGCTGGTGGCTTCAACAATCTTGTCGTGTTGCCCACTGAAGTGATAGTGCAAAATGTTCCGCTAAACACAGCAGGTAATATTTCTGCCAACTACTTTATCGGTGATGGTAGCCAGCTCACTAATATTTCAACTGCACCAGGCAACTTGATCGAAAATGGTGATAGTAACGTTCGCATAGACACCCCCAATGGCAATGTCTTGGTCAGCGCCAACACCAGCAGCTGGACGTTTGGTCATACTGGCAATCTTACTATCCCTGGTAACATTGTTACCAGTCTTGGCGCACCCACTGGCAACATCGTTACTAATGTAAGACACTGGGAATCAGCGGGTGCAAATCTTTACATTTGGTTTGATGCTGCTAGCAAACCTGACGTGGTAGCCATTGGTAACTACGGAAACATTGTAGGTTGGACTGTATCTGTAGTAGACGGCAACCAGGCGCTAGTCACTGCAACTAACCCGGCAGGCTACTTTAGCATCAGCACCGACCAGGCCCTGACAGGATCGGGTAATCTTACATTTACTAGTCCGGATTATGCTCCAGGTGTGTATAATCCAGCTGTAATTGAAGTGGGCGGCAATAGCTGGATCTTTGCTAACGACGGCAATCTAAACTTGCCTAGCCAAGGTAACATAGTTGGTGTTACTCCCAATAACGCTGGTCGCATACAATGGATAGGCAATTCATCCGGCGACGGTTTTGGGTATACAACACTAGGGTTGATCCCTGATGACACTTTAACAGGCAATGATCAATATCTTATTATTGATCCTACAGCACCTGGGCACATACACATCCGCGCGGGCGGCGCCCAGGATAACAGTAATGCCGATCTGTTCTTGGGCGGCGAATACACACACTTCAAAGTCACAGCCGGAGCCAACAATCAAGCACGTATCATGGCCAACAGTTGGCCCTGGACATTTGGTGCCGACGGTACATTTACCTTGCCGGCCAATGCCGAGTTGAATGGCAGTCAGATCAACAGCGTGGCCAATTCATCAGGCGATGGTGCAGGATATACTACGTTGCAGTTGGTTCCAGATGTTACAGTAGGTACAGGCACCGATCAGTATCTCATTATTGACCCTACCGCACCTGGACATATACATGTACGTGCAGGTGGTACACAAGACGCCAGCAGTGCTGATCTGTTCCTGGGCGGAGAAAACAGTTATTTTAGAGTCAATGCTGGAGCCAATGCCGAAGTTCAAGTAACATCAAACAGCAACACCTGGGTGTTTAACGTTGATGGTAATCTACAGGTTCCAGGCAACATCAATGGCGACAACAGCGCACCCCTGCGGATAGACGGAGCATCTTCGGGCGAAGGATTCATTAGCTTACCCAGCGCCAGTTTTGGCGGCGAGCAGGTAGCCATAGTCAACAAGTTCATGTTTGGCAACGGCATTAGACTAGAAACTAATGGTGGCAATTTATTCTTTAGTGATTCAGCAGATTTATCAATCACCGGTAACATTGTTGGTAACACAGCCGGTTACACCATTGGCTATAGAGACTTACCTCAAGTTACATTTACGGGCGACGCTACTTTATCTGCTACCGATGCTGGCAAACACTACTATTCAACCTTGGCTACTGCTAACGTGCTTACTATAGCTAACAATAGTTCAGTATCATGGGCAGTTGGCACAGCTATAACCGTTGTCAATCGCGGCACTGGTAATATCACTATAGCACAAGCACCGGATGTAAATCTGTATCTAGCAGGCAATTCTACCGCAGGTAACCGCATTTTAACCACTTACGGTATGGCCACACTTCTAAACGTCGCTGGCAATGTATGGATGATTAACGGTACAGGAGTGGTTTGATGTCTGGTTGTCAGATGATGCTGACTAACAACGTACAGCAGGCGTCTGCGCCGCTTGGTATAGTAACGTCGGATCTACAACTTTATCTTAATGCTGCCGATCCTGCTAGTTATCCAGGATCAGGTACAACCTGGACTGATCTCAGTCCTAATGCCTACGCAACTACTCTGGTAGGCTCTCCTACCTACAGCACAACCTATTTTAATTTCCCCAACACTTCGGCACGTTATGTAGACACCAATCAAAGCCTGGCGTCTGACAATTTTTCAGTGGGCGGTTGGTTCCGAACCAGCGCCGGCGGATTGAAAATGACTGTGTGCAAGGAACAAGTAGGTGGTTGGCCTTGGAACTATCGAATCTACTACAACGGCGGGCAAATTGTAGGCGATATTGCACAGTCTGGAGCAGCCAACCAGGCGATTGCCAGTCCGCTAACCAACTACAACAACGGGTCGTGGTACCTAGTTATGTTTACTAGAAATACATCAACACTGAAACTTTATGTTAACAATACAGAAGTTAACAGTGTCGCTAATACTTTGGTAGGATCAATAACCAACTCTCAAGAGTTATGGATTGGACGCAGTGCCTATGTCGGTGCTTATCAGTGGGTTGGTGATATCGGGCAAGTTTTCATCTACAACGAGGTGCTGACACTGGAGCAAATTCAGCAGAACTATAACGCCACTCGGGCAACATACGGACTATGACTCTAGAAGAACTTAAAAAACTCAGTGGTGTTATTGGCAAGGGTGTGTGTGCAAATACTCCCAAGCACAAGGAATACACTGGCATGAATATGAGCGTCACTGGTACAGAAAAAGCTCAATTAATGAAGAAACACAAAATAGAACCAGGAACTCCTGAGTGGTTCAAACTATGGTTTAGCCTTCCGTATCTAACCGGCGAAAAGCCTGTTAAATAACTGCATGGCTAAATCTAACACAGACATAGTATTAATCAAACCGCCGCACTCTAAGTTCAGTTTTTCCGAAGAGCAACTAAAAGAATTTGCTGCCTGTGCCGATCCAGTGACTGGACCGTTCTACTTTATGCAGAACTTCTTTTACATACAGCATCCCACACGCGGTGAAATACAGTACCAACCCTATGAATATCAAGAACGACTGATTGAAACCTATCACAACTATAGATTTTCAATTAGTATGATGCCTAGACAGACTGGTAAGTCTACATCAGCGGCAGGATATCTACTATGGTACGCTATGTTTGTACCCGACAGCACAGTATTAGTAGCTGCACACAAATATCTAGGCGCACAGGAAATCATGCAGCGTATTAGATTTGCCTATGAACACTGCCCAGATCATATTAGAGCAGGCGCAGTCAGCTACAACAAAGGCAGTTTAGAATTTGACAATGGAAGCCGCATAGTCAGTCAGACTACTACAGAAAACACCGGTCGTGGTATGAGTATTTCATTACTGTACTGCGATGAATTTGCATTTGTACGCCCTACTATTGCCAAAGAGTTTTGGACTTCTATATCCCCAACACTAAGCACTGGCGGTAAAGCAATTATTACATCTACACCTAATTCCGATGAAGATCAGTTTGCCCTAATCTGGAAAGGTGCTAACAAGATGGAGGATGAGTTTGGCAACGCCACTGAAACTGGTATCAATGGATTTAGAGCTTACCGTGCATACTGGCGTGAGCATCCTGATCGTGATGATCGATGGGCCGATGAACAACGAGCACAGTTAGGTCAAGAACGCTTCCGTAGAGAAATGGACTGCGAGTTTATCATCTATGATGAAACACTGATTAGCGCCACTGTGCTGATTGATCTTGAAGGCATGGATCCTGACTTTAGGACTGGGCAGGTACGCTGGTGGAAACAACCAGAACCAAACTGCATCTATGCCATAGCTCTTGATCCCAGTCTAGGCACCGGCGGAGATCCTGCGGCTATTCAAGTGATTGAAGCAAACAGTATGCAACAGGTAGCCGAATGGCGTCATAACAAAACAACTATACCAGAGCAGGTGCGTATTCTCAATGACATCTGCGCTTACATCAATCGCACTGTGAAAGACACAAAAAATATTTACTACAGTGTAGAAAACAACACTATTGGTGAAGCTGCGCTGATCAGTATAGCTGACTTTGGTGAGCACAACATACCGGGATACTTCTTGAGTGAGCCTGGCATAGCTACCAAACGTCTTCGAAAAGGATTCAATACCACGCACACAGCTAAACTGACTGCGTGTGCCAAATTAAAGAACCTGGTAGAAACCAAAAGACTGCGCATTCGTAGCTCGCCCTTGATTTCAGAGCTAAAAACATTTGTAGCACATGGCACCAGCTATGCTGCTAAAGTGGGTGAAACTGATGATTTGGTTATGAGCATGTTGCTGGCCATGCGTATGCTGGCAGTTTTACAAAATTATCATACCGATCTGCACAGTAAAATGCGCGATCACAGCGAAACCATGATAGAACCCATGCCTTTTATAGTATTTTGAGTTAAATACGTAACTATGCCAACAGTAAACAATATAAACAACCAAGTTCATGACACACTGGTCAGCAGAGATTTTGATCTCAAACTGCTGGACAAAACCGGTAAAGAAGTATTGGATCCACAAGATGCTGTCATGTACAGCTTTGATCTTACTTTTGATGACCGTAATTACGGAACAGTGGTTATAGTGGTAACACAAGACAACGAACTTGAAATCTATTTTGGCGACAACATTGGCACTAGCATGGATGAAGCAGATCGCGATCGCTGGTACGAATTCTTACAAGAACTGCGCATGATGGCCAAACGCAATCGCATGCGTTTCAATGTGCAAAATCTTAATCGGCTCAAGTATACCATGCAAGGCATGGCTGCTATGAAAGAAGGCCTGTTTGAAAGCTATTATGGCACACGCAAGGTCAGTTACAGCGACCAACCCAAGCGTGTCAAACTAGTGATAAAACACGATAAAACCTTAGACGAGCAGGACAAGCGTTATCGTCACATTGAAAGTATCTTTGTGGAAACGGCCGATGGTGAGCGTTTCAAAGTACCCAGCCGCAATCTCACACACGGCAAAATGTTGGCCAGACACGTGGCCGAAGGTGGTACACCATACGATCCATTTGGACAGCATATCACAGATGTGGTCAAAGAAATTGCCACACTAGGCAGATTCTTGCAGGCAACCAGGGGCAAACAATACGACGAATCAGCTATGGATCTGGTAGACAAGGCGCATCACCACTATAATGATCTCAAGCGCAAGGCCAAACGTGTGATGAGTCGTCGTGGCTATTTTGTTGAACGTGATCAATTTGATCCTGCCAGCATTCAAGCACACGAAAGCACTGTTGAAGAAATCAAAAATCTGTTTGTCGAACGCAGAATCGATGACAGAATTACCGAAGCACTGCCAATGATCCGTCGTCTAATGGATCAACAACTAGGCGGCATGAAAGAAGTAGCCGAGTTTGAAGATTGGACCAATCAGGTAGTTGAAGGCACCTGGAACTTGCCAGACACTCCTGAAGCTGAACGCAAACTTCAGGATATGATGTCATCAGAATTGCCTGCAGGTGCAGATGCTACCAATGCCATTGAGCAATTGTACGATCTAATTGGTGACGACGAACTGTTCGATCGCATACATGCTGTTGCCGACCAAGATCCAAACGCGAACATATGGGCAGATGCCAAGGTAATGCAACGCCTACAACAACTAGGCATTGAGGTGCCTGCCGCACAGCAGCCGCAACCACCAGTACCAGCACAATAATTGATAGCAGCAGAGCGTGTAGTCTTTATAACCTATCCTGGTCATCTTCTGACCACAGCAGCCAGTATCAATCATTTTCGTACCTTCCACAATTACACACAGGATATTGCTGTTGTGATTGATGATATCAATCCTGCTAGCACCAATCAGTACTGGAAATTAGCAGTTGACATGTATGAGTCGCGCGGATGTGAAATTTATACTGCCAGCAGTTTTCCCATAGACCAAATCACCACAGGTTGGATTAGGCAGCAGATTGTCAAACTCAGTTTGGATCTGGTGTTCGATGATCAGTCTTGGTTGTGTGTTGATGGGGATTCGATGATCTATGCTGATCTGTCTAGCTGGCATGTCCCGGTTAGATCGGTCTACATAGATGATCTAGGAGTGGATCGGGCATTCGGGCGTTATGTCAACGACTGCGGTCTAAGATACTTTGACACCGTAGATTGGTCCGAACCGCTACGCACCAACGCTGTGCCGTTTAGATTCATGTCCAGATACACTCTACAACAACTGCGTAATTGGGTAACCAACTACACTAAACAAGACTTTTTCGACTTGCACAGAACCTGGTTCGCAGCAGATCGTAACACAATCAATCAAACGGGCAGACTGATGACTGAATTTGAGCTGATTGAAAATTTTAATCGTTGCGTTCTAGATCACACTCATGCTATAGTACACTATGACCTTATCAAGTTTGGTGGATTGTGGCGTCCAACTCGTCCCTCGGTGGCTACCTATTGGGGTTCTGACCGTGACATTGCCGACAGACACTTCGTACAACATGGGGTCAGCCAAAACGAGCTCAATCGAGCAAAACTTCTTCAATCTAGTTGACCATGCTAAATAGTACATCATACAATATTAGTAGGATGTATGATTAGGCATCCATCATCGCAAGATGATATTAGGCACATATTATGGCACATGAAAGGACAATATTATGGCATCTTTAGCAGAAATCCGCGCACGACTCCAAGCCGCAGAGTCGAACAAAGGCGGTCAATCCACAGGCGGCGACAATGCAATTTACCCACACTGGAACATGGATGAAGGCGCAAGCGCATTAGTGCGTTTCCTTCCCGATGGCAACTCCAAGAACACTTTCTTCTGGGTCGAACGTGCAATGATCAAATTACCATTCGCCGGCGTCAAGGGCGAAATGGACAGTAAGATTACCACTGTACAGATTCCCTGTGTAGAAATGTGGGGCGAGCAGTGTCCTATTCTTAACGAAGTACGCGGCTGGTTCAAAGACAAGAGCCTTGAAGAAATGGGTCGCAAGTATTGGAAGAAACGCAGTTACATCTTCCAGGGCTTTATCAAAGAGAATCCACTCAGTGACGATAAAACGCCTGAGAATCCTATTCGTAGATTCATCATAGGTCCTCAGATCTTTACAATTATCAAGAGCGCCTTGATGGATCCTGAAATGGAAGAATTGCCAACCGACTACGAGCGTGGCCTAGACTTCCGTATCAGTAAGACTACCAAGGGTGGCTATGCTGACTACAGTACAAGCAAGTGGAGTCGTAAAGAAAGCTCATTGAGCGAAGCTGAACTACAGGCCATCAGCACTTATGGTTTGTTTGATCTCAGCGAAAGTCTGCCCAAGCGTCCAGGCGAAGCTGAAATGAAGGTCATGAAAGAAATGTTCGAAGCATCAGTGAACGGCGAAGCCTACGATGCTGAACGTTGGGGTTCATACTTCAAACCAGCTGGTATGGCTGCGCCTGCTGGTGGTGATTCTTCCAGCAAGTCCTCTGCTCCTGCAAAAGTGACAGCACCAGCACCTGTGCATGTTGAAGAAGATGATGAACCAGACGTGGCACCTGTTGTAGCAGCACAGCCAGTCAAAGCAGCGCCTAGCAGTCAGAAAGCCGAAGACATTCTGGCAATGATTCGTGCTCGTCAAAACAAAGGCTAAATCCTGATAGTTAGACCCGGTTAACGCCGGGTCTCTATGGATTCTTATTTCTATCAAGGACCGTTATGGCTAAACCATTCGATGTTTCAAAATTCCGTAAGGAAATCACTAAGTCAATTGATGGACTTAGTATTGGATTTAATGATCCAACTGATTGGATCAGTACTGGCAACTACGCATTAAACTATCTGATCAGCGGCGACTTTCATCGTGGAGTGCCGCTTGGTAAAGTTACTGTGTTTGCCGGCGAGTCTGGTGCAGGTAAAAGTTATATCTGTTCTGGCAATATTGTGCGTAACGCACAACAGCAAGGTATTTTTGTAGTGTTGATCGACAGTGAAAATGCACTCGATGAAGATTGGCTCAAAGCACTGGGTGTTGACACTAGTGAAAGCAAACTACTGAAATTGAGCATGGCCATGATCGATGATGTTGCCAAGACAATTTCAACTTTCATGAGTGACTATAAAGGATTGGCAGACGGCGAGCGTCCCAAGGTCTTGTTTGTTATTGACAGCTTGGGCATGTTGCTTACCCCTACAGACATCAACCAGTTCGAAGGCGGTGACTTAAAAGGCGATCTAGGACGCAAACCCAAGGCACTGACAGCACTGGTACGTAACTGCGTCAACATGTTTGGCAGTTACAATGTTGGCCTGGTGTGTACCAATCATACCTACGCCAGCCAAGACATGTTCGATCCCGATGACAAGATTTCAGGTGGACAAGGCTTCATCTATGCAAGCAGTATCGTTGTTGCAATGAAAAAACTCAAGCTCAAAGAAGATGAAGATGGCAACAAGATTTCAGACGTAATGGGTATTAGAGCTGCCTGTAAGGTGATGAAAACACGCTATGCCAAGCCCTTCGAAGGTGTTCAGGTAAAAATTCCCTATGAAACAGGCATGAATCCCTACAGCGGCCTAGTTGACTTGGCTGAGAAAAAAGGACTGCTCAAGAAGGATGGTAATCGTTTGATGTTTGTGACATCAGATGGCGAAGTTATCAAACAGTTCCGTAAGGCCTGGGAAAGCAACGAAGATGGATGTTTGGATAAACTGATGGCAGATTTCAAAAATCAACAAGACGAGGTAAGTACGGCTGAATCAATACAGGAGGAAGCATAATGCATTCGGCAGTTGTAAGTGAAATTTGGAGTGAGATTCGTAGGTTTGTTCCCGGTCATGATCGCAGCGAAGCAGCTGACATCATTGTGAGCATACTAGTTGACAATGACGTTGATCCAGACGAAATCAAACAGGCATTCAAAGGCGATGCAGATGTAAGAGCCGCACTTGAAAGCTATCTTGATGAGGATGGTGGTTACGATGAAGAAGATTACGAAGAAACCGATGAGGACGACGAGGAGTGGTAATCAGTGTGGTATAGTCGTGTAGTAGCTGATCTAGGATCAATTCCTGACTTTATAGCTCATTATGAACAGGAACTAGAACAGGCACGTCGCGAATGTCGCATTTCCGGCATAGTGGAAAAAAATATAACTGCTTTACCCGGAGTTACCGAGCACCGTTTCAATCAGTTGCAGGAGATTGAAGCGGTGCTGAACTTCTTAAACATTCAACTACGTAAAATTCGACGTAGACACTTTCAAAAATATCTTGAAGCTTACGCACGTAGCCTTACCAGCAGAGATGCTGAAAAGTATGTGGATGGTGAGGATGAAGTAATTGATTTTGAAACTATTATCAACGAAGTGGCCTTGCTGCGCAACAAATGGTTAGGCATCATGAAGGCCTTGGATACTAAACAATGGCAAATGGGTCATATTGTTAGACTGCGTACGGCCGGCATGGAAGATATTACTGTATAAACTAGACTCTATGAAAATTGTTATTGTAACCGGCGGGTTTGATCCTGTACATTCTGGTCATATTTCCTATCTCAATCATGCCGAACATCTAGGCGACTGGCTGATTGTAGGCCTGAACTCAGACGCATGGCTAGAGCGCAAGAAAGGTCGTGCGTTCATGAATTGGCACGAGCGAATGACCATACTTGATAATCTACACATGGTGGATAGAGTAATATCTTTCAACGACGATGACGGATCTAGCATTGACGCTATCCGACAAGTCAAACAGATGTTCCCTAACGATCAGATCATCTTTGCCAACGGTGGTGATCGCACTTCCGACAACATACCTGAAATGGTGTTTGATGATGTAGAGTTTGTGTTTGGTGTGGGCGGAGATGACAAGAAAAATTCCAGCAGTTGGATACTAGAAAACTGGAAAGCACCCAAGACTCCACGCACGTGGGGTTACTATCGTGTGTTACACGAGAATGGCGAACAGGTCAAAGTCAAAGAGTTAACTGTGGATCCAGGCAAATCTTTGAGTATGCAAAAACACAAAGATCGAGCTGAAATCTGGTTCATTGCAGAAGGAACCGCAACACTCTATGACATAGACGAGCGTACCACAGATGTTGAACTACGTGCTACCTACAAGCAGTTTCAAACGCTGTTCATCAGTAGAGATCAATGGCATCAACTGGCCAATGAATCAACTGAACCTTTGAAAATCATAGAAATACAGTACGGTGATCGTTGCGTCGAAGAAGACATTGAGCGCAAATAAAAATCTCAGTACCCGCTTGCCTACTATACATAAAGAATAGGAGGCACAATGCACAAACCCGAAGCTTTTGTAACCGGAATGACCGGTCAAGATGGTCCTTATCTAGCTAGACTGTTGTTGGAAAAAGGCTACAGAGTCTACGGATTGATCAAACGTTACAGCAACCCTAACTTAGACAATCTAAAATGGCTAGGCATTGAAAATGACATTGAGTTAATCACCGGCGACATCACTGACGAAAACTGCATGAATCATCTCATGCGGTCAATACGTCCACAAGAGTTTTATAATCTTGCCGCACAGAGTTTTGTAGGTGTCAGCTGGGATCTAAACAAGTTGACCACAGAAGTCAACGCCATGGGTCCGCTGAACATTCTAAACGCTATCAAGACACACAGTCCTAATACTAAATTCTATCAAGCCAGCACCAGCGAAATGTATGGCAACAGTACCGGCGGACAGCAAAACGAAACCACACCATTCCATCCTAGAAGTCCATACGGTGTAAGCAAGTTGTATGCACACTGGATCACTGTAAACTTTAGAGAAAGTTATGGTCTACATGCCTGTTCGGGTATACTGTTTAATCATGAAAGTCCGTTGCGTGGGCGCGAGTTTGTAACACGCAAGGTCACCGATGGTGTTGCTCGAATCAAATTGGGATTGGCTGACACAATTACTCTGGGTAATCTTGATGCCAAACGTGATTGGGGCTTTGCCGGCGACTTTGTTGAAGCCATGTGGTTGATCTTACAACAGGCCGAAGCCAACGATTATGTAATTGCCACAGGTGAACAACATAGCATTCGTGAATTATTAGACATCGCGTTCAAACACGTGGGACTGCCGCATTGGTCACAGTACGTAAGTACTGATCCTAGATTCAAACGTCCTGCCGAACTGCACAGTTTGTGTGGAGACAGTGGCCGTGCTAGAAGTCTACTAGGTTGGCAACCTCAAACTAGTTTTGAAACCATGATCAAGGACATGGTTGATGCTGATCTAGAACGCCTTAGGTAACAGCAATTCTAAACAACGACCCTGGTTGATTTCTTCCAGGGTCCATTCAGTCCAACCAAGACGTCCAAACCAGCTAGATCTATTGGGTCTAGGTAGACTTTCTATTTGTGCAAGATCTGTGCTGCTGATAGGTTGACACAAACTGTTACTACTGCTGATCACCGGCACACCTTGCATTAGACTGGTAATGCCTGCTCCACTGTTCCAGTTAATCACACAGTGGGCATCTTGCATGATTCTAGCGTAATCAAAGTCGTCGTAAGTGTTAGGCAACAAAACTGGTTTACTGACATTGACTCCACGAAGACTGACCGGATCTCTAGGATGCGATCTTACGATTATTGGCCGATCGGTGTGTAATCTAATTTCAGCTATGGTGTTTTCTAACCAGGTATTCATCGAAGGCATACCTAGCCATTGCTCGCTGAGTTGGTGTTGGCAAGCTATTACAACGCTGTGGCCGCTGGTACGCCATGGATCTAGGCCGGCTAAAAATCTAGGCTGATCGCCTATTGCAAAATGTTCCCAAAGATAACAGCCGTCAAGTCCTACACGCCAGGTTTGATTACGACTTATACTACCTACTTCGCACACAAATACTGGTCGACTGTCAGCTTTGAAATGTCGCCAAATATCGCGATTGGGTGCCATACGACCGTGCCATAGAAAACTCCAGATAACCGCAGCATCAGCATCAATATCGTGTTCAACTACCTGGTGCCCGTGCAGTCTAAATGCCTGTGCTACGGCCTCAAACACCGGCGCACTATTTTTTGCTCCAAACTTGTTAAAAACACTGACTATCATTGCAGTCCTCTTAAATATTCTCAACTAATTATCGGATTATTCAAACATGTCAAAATATGCAGTAGTAACTACCTTTCACAACGATGGCTATCAACGCTATGCTAAAAAGATGATCACAACGTTTTTGGCCAATTGGCCACAGACTGTGACTTTACTGGCCTACCCGGAAGATTGCACAGTGGTAGAACAAGCGGCCAATCTGATAGTAAGAGATTTGCACGATAGCAGTCCTGAACTGGTTAGATTCAAACAGCGGTGGTCCAATGATCCACGTGCCCGAGGACAAGTAGCACAAGGCCCACCTGATAAAAAAGGCAAACAACCAGGTATTGGTTTTAGATGGGATGCAATAAGATTCAGCCATAAGGTGTATGCTGTATGTCACGCAGCTCGCAACACTGACGCAGATGTGCTGTTATGGATGGATGCTGACATGGTATGCCATACACGTATTCCAGAGTCGTTTATTGCAGAACAAACTCGCTGTGGGTTAGGATTTCTTGGACGTCCTAAGAAGTTTACCGAATGTGGTCTTTACAGCATGAATCTCAGAGATCAGTCGACACAAGAATTTCTGACAGAATTTCAACGTGCCTATGATACTGGACGCCTATTCTCCATGAAAGAGTGGAACGATTGTTGGGTTTTTGATGAAGTGAGAAAAGAAGTCAAGCAACGGCATCCTGGCTGGCAATGGCGAGACTGGAGTCCTACACAGATACAGGCCGAAGGGCATCCATTGGTCAATTCTGTATGGGGAGCTTATCTAGATCATCTCAAAGGCAATCGCAAAGACACCGGCCGTAGTAACCGCAAAGATCTGCTAGTTAACAGACCCGAAAGTTATTGGACTAATGCTACCTGAGTGGACCATTGCGCAAAATTGATGTCAACATCAACCTTGCTGTGTTTGGCCTTGTAGTGTTGTAGATAAGGTCCTAACTTAGTATGTGGCAAAGGTGTTTTATATGGTTTGGCCAATCCTTGACACATGTCGTTAACATACTGCCGATGTGGTAGCAATGCTGCACCCAATGCATCATTGTCTAACTTTCTACGTAGTCCTTCCCATGCATATTCATTATAGCATTTTTGGTATGCAGCTTGTACACTGGGAAAAAGTGAATGTTTAAGATTCAAGCTGAAAATTCCAGATTCTGGCACATAATATCTACCAAAATTTCCAGTTTTGTCAAAATCATACCATACACCAAGACAGCTAGAAACTTTGCCGTCGGGAGTGAGATAATCCAATATATCAGCAGTGATATTTTGTAAAGTTATGACGTCACTGTCAAGCCAAATTATCCAGTCTGCTGTGCTATTACACATGGCATGTATTATTGAATAGGCTTTTTTGGCAAACTTTTTTTCTTGACTGTGTATGTCTCTTTTTTGAAATGCTTGATAGCTTGAGCCTAATTCACTGAACGGAATTTGACATAGCCTAACATGAGATTCTAGCCTGCAATCTTCAACATAGCATGTCAATATCATATTTTTTGGCCAGTGTTCGAGCCAGCTACTAACACAGGCTCTACCTATGTTTTGATAATATTCAGAGTTGAAACTTGTGATTACTTCGATGTTCATTATTGTACCCATTGACGCATGTGTTGCCACGCACGACCAGATTCTATATCTTCAAAGTTCCAATGAAACATTGATAACCTAGATAACCAATTAGTGCGATCTGGCATGACTGGATTTTCAATCATGGAAAGATCTATGTTAGCTATATCTCTTGCCTGGCTGCGTGGTTTATCAGTCACAAACACCGGTATGCCTTCGATGGCAGCACCTATAGCCGGGCTGGAATTATGATTGACAACACACCATGCATTATGTAAATCTTCAATCAAACTGCGACCAGGTGCACTTATTGACACACCCTTTTGCCGAATTCGACACGCTGGATTAGCTGGATTAAGATATACGTTTGCTCCTTTGTCACCAGGATGTGCCCTGATCACTATAGGACGCTGACTGTATTTTCTTATAGTTTCTATGGTATTCAACGCCCAATCTTGCACATCATACTGGCCCATACTCCATCCACCATTGCGTTGCAAGCAAAGTAAAATATGATCTCCAGTGGTGCGCCATGGCTTCTCTGCTATGTTCATTTTCCTACTAATTTCTCGCCATCTGTTATAATCTGGCGCCGAATCACAGTAGATGCCAGTGCTAGGAAATACACCATTGAAACTGTATCTAAGATAATACAATGGATTGGCAGTGTTTGCATACAAGAAAAGATTACTGTCAGCCACTAGCACATATTTTTTTCTTTGAAGTTGATAGTCAATGACCTGACGTCGCAGATTAAGGTGAGATGCGTTTTTGCTTTTTTCATGCACCCAACCAACCATGATAGCCACATCTACATCAATCAAATTTGTGTGTTTATGTACAATCAAATGATCGCCTATGCGATTAACACCAGTTGCAAATTTTTCAAGCACAGAATTCTTCTGCGGATCTTTCAATCCGTTTGGATTCATGGTGGCGTTGTAGGTGGCGACTCGTAACGTCATTGTTCAAGCACCGCTGATATTTTTGGTAATAGTCTAGGCCAGAGTATACCTTCCTGCATTTCTTTACCAGACCACTGTGCCCAGGCAAGATTTTCCAACCATTGTTCAATAACACCTGCTGATGCCATTTCCAGTTTGTCTAACTCTGTAAACAGGTGACTACTGAAGCCCCAAGTAAAGTTGCCTGGGTCTGTGGGCAATACAGGTATGCCACTAATTACACTGTCTATGCTGAGTCCACTGGTAAAAGCTACAGTACAATATGCGGCTTGAATGTCTTTTTCCCAAGGTACCAGTGCGCCATCACTGAGAGTTATGTTGTGATGTAGATCGTTTACCATCAACTTGGCCAACAAGCTGTGATATACCGTCCAGGCACGATCAGATGTCAGCGGATGACTACGTATTCTAATATGCCGATTACTGTAACTGCGTATTTTCTGTATGGTGTCAAACGCCCAAAGTGATACATCTCTACCGCGCATGCTGGCATCAGCGGGCAACTGTAACGCCAACAGAATATAACCATCAAGAGAATTTTTCCATCCCGCCCAAGGATCAACAAATAGTGATCTTCTTGTAATGCTACTATCAACCTCAGGCCAATAACCGTTGTCGTTCAAATAGCCATTTATGCCCACACGCCAATACTGATTTGTTTCACTGGTTTTTCTGGCCAATAAAGGAGTTTCTAAAACTACAAAACAAGGGCTTTTTGAGAAAACGCTGCTGCGCACCAAATGATGCCCTTTTTCTCTAGGTTTGGCACTGCCAAAGATTACTGCCACGTCACAGTCTTCATATTCGTCTGCTGATGTATATTGTAAACAATGTCCTGATTCAGGTTTCCATTTGCCTATATTGCTCTGATAGGTTTGATCAATTTCGACCTGAGTGCGATTGATCCAATTTTGAACACCTTCGCCAAATTGCAGTAAAAGAGTACGTTCTTCGTCGTTGTTTGCCGAGTTTAGAAAAATTTTAATGTGCATGCAATATCCTTAGAGCCGAACCGTTGTCTAGTTCGGTGTTATGAAACTGTTGGTAAGCCAAGTGATAGGCCCATCTTCTTACTACATCTGGTTCGGGTTTGTTTGGGTTTTCAATTCTGCTTAGATCACTGATCGCTATTGGCCTTGCTGCGTGTGCTGGTGCCAGCACAAATGCCGGCACGCCATTAATTATGCTTTCAGTAGCGGCATTGCTATTGAATGTGACCACACAGTGTGCGTCTGGCAAGATATCTGTCAAAGGCTCTGTGACCATGCGTTCATTGCGATTTTTAACTCGTTCACGCACCACTATAGGCCGGTCAGTGTGTTTGCGAATCTGTGCAATAGTATCCTTGGTCCACTGTTCTAAATCTAGACCATAAAAGCGCATGGGTTTTTCGTCGGGCAGGCAAAGCACAACATTGCGACCAGTGGTCTGCCATGGTTTGATTGTGATGCCTAAATTAGCCCAGCGTTCTGCTGGTCGGGTGATCACAGGACCATTGTACTGTATGTCATTTTTTACTATCCTATGCCATACTTTCCAACCTTGTGGATTATTACGACTGCCTTTGGTATTGCCAAAGTATCCGGTATCAACAAAATAAAAATCTCTGTTTTCCTGTTTACAGAGCTGCATTATTTTATATTTGAGAATTCCTCGCAGCACTATAGGACGTTGGCTTTTTTCATAGACGAAGTTGCGACTGTCTGTGACAGTGGCACCTACACCTCGGGCTAATCGATTGATGTATTCGTCGTTGCCATCTTTGCTTAGAAAAATCCAGTCTTTCATCTCAGTATGCGTATGCTGGTCTGCTGATAACTGTTATGCAATAGCACTTCAAACTCGCGATCAAACTGTTCGACCCATTCTCGCAGTGCCTTGTACTCATGATTTGGCCATTCACTGTAAGGATTACTGTTAGCCCAGGGATAAAATTCATCAAACGCAATCACAGTACCACGTATGATTCTGCTGTTTAGTTTGGTCAACACTGTCTTGGTACTTGAATACAGATCGCAATCAATGTGCAGCAGAGCAATGTCACCGGCATTGCGTTCTAACCATGGATCTATACTGTCCTCATACCAACCACGTACCAGTATGCTGTTTGCAGGATAGTCAATTGGATCACTGTTGGTAAGATCAAACTTGTTGGCTCTGATACTTAGACCAGCTTCGCCGTCTATAAACCAGTGCTCGGGCAGACCCACAAAACTGTCAAAGCCAAATACGGTGCGATCAGGCCAGTACTGACAAATTTGGTTTAGTGTTTTGCCTTTGAATACACCAAACTCCAACAGCAATCCGTCGCTGCTGACAAATTGTTGACATTGGTACAAGTGACGTTTACGTTCAATGCCGTTGCTTTTGTATCTTCCAGTGATAACAGGACTGTGTAAAAAATGATCAATGCTGTAGTTAGATTTATTGACTATCATGTTATAGACCTTTGCTGACAATACTCAGTGAGTATGCGCTCGCGATGCCATTCTTCCGACTGCGGTGTATCAGCAAACTCATGAAAACAGGGAGTGCCCAGCGTGTAATGTAACAGTTTGGCATCAGGATTTGCGCCATACTCGTCTGGTAGCCAATTCCACTCCTTGGGCAACTCGCCGATACGCTCATCTTCGAGCCAACTAAATCGGTGTAGGTAACTGCCAGTACTACGCTGTACAAATTCTGGAGTCAGTTGACGATTTGGATAACTGCTACAGTTCCACAGTATCACACTGCTCCAATTTTTTCTTGGATAGTCTTCGTTGGGACTACCAAGATATTTTTCTCGACGTTTGGTTTTGTAATCGTGTTTGACTACAACCGCGTCACAGGCCAGTGCTCGATACTCCCATAGTTCGGCAATGTCTCCTCGCACAATCATGTCACCGTCGATGAATATAGCCCATCCCTGCCAGCCCATAAAGTAGGGCACTAGAAATCTAGTATAGATAAAGTGATTACTACCGTCAGTGTGCGTTTCTGTGTACTCTTTGAATAAGTTCAACGCTACCGGCACAATAGCCACAGGCACACTGCTGTTTCTTATGATACTGTTGGCACAGGTATGATAGGCTATGGCTTCTCTGGGATCATAGCCAATAAAAATTGGTATAGGTTTCATTTAATGGTCCAAATTGATCAAATATTTATGTAGGTAGATTATGGTAAATAATCAATATGGACACTACATTAAACTGGTTGGCCTATTACCAAAACAACTATTACGATCTACTGATGCCTAAAAGCAGTGGTGCTAAACGTGGTTTGGTAGAAGGGCACCTACAGCGTGGCACTGGCTTTCTAAAAATATTTGAGCGTTTATTGCTTAGACGTACAACTAATTTCTATATTGTTGAAACCGGTACATTGCGCAATCCTGGCAACTGGAAAGACGGGCAAAGTGCGAAAATTTTTACAGAATTTGTTGATCGCCATGGCGGCTGGGTAAAGAGTGTTGATATAGATACTAAGGCAGTGCAGGCCGCACAACGCACTATTCACAGCGAACGCTTTCAAGTGTTCTGTAGTGACAGTGTAGACTGGTTGAAATCACAAACTAATCTACATGCGGTTGATCTGTTCTATCTAGACAGTTGGGACTGCAAGTGGGAAAATGATCAACCCAGTGCTGAGCACCATCTTCGAGAATTTCAGGCCATAGAGCCACACATCAAAGCCGGTGCCATGGTTGCCATAGATGACAACAGCAGATTCGTTGCAGATTACCGCCGCACCGGCAAAGGTCGACTTATTGTGGAATATCTTGAACAAAAAGGCCGACAACCAATACATGACGCTTATCAGATAATATATCAATTCTAATCATGGTAGTAGACACCACGCTTTTCAACGACGAGTTTGACATGCTAGACATACGTCTAGAGCTCACTCAACACTGGGTAGATCGTTGGGTCATCTGCGAAGGCAGTCGCACAATGAGTGGTAAGCCCAAACCGTTTCATTTGTCAGAGAATATTGAACGATATCGTCCCTGGGGCGATCGCATACGTGTAATTGCTTTGGACATTCCAGAAACTTGGACCAATTGGGATATTGAAAATGGTCAACGTGCAGCACTGTTACCGGGCTATGAAGATGTGGACGATAATGACATTGTCATGCACAGCGATCTTGATGAAATACTCAATCCAGATCTGGTGCCCGAGATCATTGCACTGATGGATCAGCACGATCAACCAGTTACTTGTAGTCTCGAAATGTACATTTATAGATTTGATCAACGAGTTGACCGCACCTGGGCAGGTAATGTTGTAGCCAGGAAGCGTATGTTTCAAGATCCTTGCACACTTTACAAAGGACCTTTAGCTGGCGTAGGTCATGCACAGAAGCGAAAGGATCGCAGTTTGTGCGTACACTTTCCTCAACTTGCTGGCTGGCATTGGGGCTGGATGGGCAACGACGATGTGGTGGCAAATAAAGCTCGAAGCTGTATTGAAACGCAGCACAGAGACACTACTCAAATGTTAGAAAGTTTTCATAATTTAGATGCAGCCAGTGCGATTAATCGAAAGTGCGAAACCAGTTTGATTGTAACTGAATATCCTGAACAGGTTGATCAGGTGTTACGCAAATATCCATATTGGACTGAAAGCAGTTCCGACTAACATGGAAATGACTAAAGAACAAATTAGAGCAGCCAAAGAGCTGCATCGTGCTGTCAAACGTGGCGAATACAGTGCGCCTACAAGGACTGGCCCTTTGGACTGTGCCTGTGTCATACACGGAAATGCCTACAGTTGGGACTATGTAGAAAAACTATACAACGGGTTGCGTCGCGGATTTAGCAACGACATTCGTATGCACGTTTGGACCGAACATCATAGAAGTGTGCCACCGCACATGATCAAACACATACTGGATGAAAGTCCTGAACTGGCAGGACCCAAACGAGCTTGGTGGTACAAGCTACAGATGTTTAATGTTGAACACTACGCAGGACATCTGTTATACTTTGATTTAGACACAGTGATTGTGGGCGATCTAACCTGGATGCTGCAACTGAATCCCGCATATTTTTGGACACTGCGTGACTTTAGGTATCTTTGGAAAACCGGATATTCATCAATGAACAGCAGTGTGATGTTTTGGGATACAGTGCGTTACAAACACCTTTGGACGGACTTTCAAAAAGACTGGCCACGTTGGGTAACCAGCTACCCAGGTGATCAAGATTATCTAAACGCTGTGCTGCCCGAAGATCAGAAACGTTTTTTAGAAACACCAAGAGTAAAAAGCTGGCGCTGGGAAGTACAAGACGGTGGCATGGATGTGCGCACACGTAGATATCGTAGAGAAGGGCTTGGCGCAGAACTAGATGACAAAACCAGTATTCTGGTGTTTCACGGGCGCCCTAAACCACACGATGTGACAGACCCTGTGGTGGTAAAGCATTGGGTCTAGCTAAATATTACACAGGAGAAGATTTATGGCAACTAGACGATATTTTATTGGTGGCGAAAGCACAGCAGACGCAGCTATCACAGTCAGTGTTGACGGAGTGCAGGTTTATAGCGGACCAGTACAGCCCGGAGACCCTAACTTAGACTACCGGGACGACGCACCTAATGTGTTTACTTGGAGCAAAGACAGCAGCCCAAGACTGGCAATAGTAGAATTTGATACGCCTAATTTTTCGGCTACCACAGTTGACATGACTATACGCTGCGATGCGGGCGATATTGCTATCACAGACATTTGGCCCGTTGGCTATGTGCGCTCTAACCCTGCTCTGACCAACGAGGAAAGAGCCTATTTGGGCGACATCGCTGAAGAAAGTATTCCACAAGCGATCAAGGACAGCGTAGCAGCCAAAGGCGGCTGGCGTGTTTCCAATCCAGATCTAATGTATTTTCCTAGTCCATATACCGACATTAGAACACAGGTCAAGACCAACGGACTGGCACCCAGCACAGATCCAGAAGCGTTGCCACGTTGCGTGGTTGATGCCAGCGCCGGAGACTCAGTTTCAATGGTGCTGACTTTGCCAGCTCAGCAGACTGCGGATCGTTTTACCATGCAAGAAGAAGCAGAGACCATGCGTACTATGGCACGAGAAAACAACATTGCCAACATGGCACTCTACGAAACTCTTACACCCATTACCTAAATAGGTTGACCACTTAACACTAAGGCTGTAACATCTAGGTATGTTACAGCCTTTTTTGTTACCTAATCAGCAATGTTGCTAGAACTGCAACATTATTGTTGCAAAAAAAGCAACAATCATGCGTGGTTGACCGTATATTCAAGATCGCTTACAATAGCATACAACATAACAAAACAGGAGCAATTATGACACAAGTACTAGTCCGCTGTGGCGTGTATCGTAACCAAACTGTGCGTGATGTGGCTTTTACGTTGGTTAAGGATTTTACAACAGGCGCCAAAGGCAATTTTGTAACAGTTCGCAGCGATGGTTATTTTGGTGCAGAGCATGATGTAGTGCGCATCAAAGTAGACAGCATCGATGACATAGAAATCGTAGGAGGAGATACAGTGACAGCTAAACCTGCACTTAAGGTAGTAGAAAATCGTCCGCAAGAGACCGACGAACAAGTCATGGACCGTATTGAACAACGGTTCAACATTCTGGACGACATGACCAAGGCAGCAATTCAAGGCGACATTCGTGCCATGATCGTAGTTGGCCCGCCTGGTGTGGGCAAGAGCTACGGTGTTGAATTCCAACTAGAAAAGGCCGGACTGTTTGATCAGATCTCCGGCAAGAAGATCAAGTACGAAGTGATCAAGGGTGCCATGACTCCTATTGGTCTGTACGCTACTCTGTATCGACACAGTGATCCCAAGAACGTGCTAGTATTCGACGACTGCGACAGCATCCTTTTGGATGACCTTGCACTGAACATTCTCAAGGCCGCACTAGATTCGGGTAAAAAGCGCCGCATCCACTGGAATGCCGATTCATCGCTGCTGCGTCGCGAAGGCATCCCAGACAGCTTTGACTTCAAAGGTTCCATAATCTTTATTACTAACCTTAAGTTCGAAAATCTCAAGAGCAAAAAACTGCAAGACCATTTAGAGGCACTGCAATCACGCTGCCACTTTTTGGATCTTACACTGAACACCACACGTGACAAGATCATGCGTATCAAACAGATCTTCCGTAAAGGCGATCTGTTCCAAGACTACGACTTTACTCCTGAACAAGGTGAAGAAATCGTAGACTTTATGATCGCCAATCACTCACGCATGCGCGAGATCAGCCTGCGTATGGCACTCAAACTGGCAGACCTTACCAAGGTGTCCACTAACTGGCGAGCACTTGCTGAAAGCACTTGCATGAAGCACAGTTAACCAATGCTCCTGGTTGCCGAAACAAGGCAACCTTTTATAGGCGTCCTAGATTGGACGCCTTTTTTTTTGACTTAGTTAAATAGTGTGCTATACTAGCACAATGAGAGAAGCCACTTTAGTAATCCGAGATGAGGTCAACGTAAAGATCGAAGGGCTTGAATTAGATGCAAGGCGCAGCCTTGTTAATCGTTTCAAATACGATGTTCCTTATGCAAGATATCTACCCGCAGTTAGACTAGGTCGCTGGGACGGCAAGGTCAGCTATTTTCAACTTGGCGGTAGCACCTATATCAACTTGTTACCAGACATTATACCCATGCTAGAAGGCATGGGTTATGATATAGAGATCAACGACCTCAGAGAATACAACATCAACTTTGATTTTCCTTTGGTTACTGAAGACACTTTTAGTGACCGCACATGGCCTAAAGGACATCCAGAAGCAGGCAAGCCTATTCTGCTGAGAGATTATCAAGTTGACATTGTCAATAACTTTCTTAAAAATCCACAGTGCATACAAGAAGTGGCAACAGGTGCTGGCAAGACCATAATGACTGCGGCACTCAGCTGGCATGCCGGACACTTTGGTCGTAGCATAGTCATAGTTCCAAACAAAAGTCTGATCATACAAACAGAAAAAGACTATCGCAATCTTGGGCTAGACGTCGGAGTCTACTATGGTGATCGCAAAGAGTGGAATAAACAACACACTATCTGTACATGGCAGAGTCTAAATGTGTTACTAAAGAACACTCGCAACCAAGTAGGTGACTGTACCATACAGGATTTTATTGATGGCGTAGTATGTGTGATTGTTGATGAAGTCCACATGGCCAAAGCCGATGCGTTGAAAACTCTGCTGACAGGCACTATGGCACACATACCTTTGCGTTGGGGGCTTACCGGCACTATACCCAAAGAACAGTTTGAATCTGTGGCACTGTTGGTCAGTCTTGGACCAGTGGTCAGTCGACTAGCAGCCAGCGAACTACAAGAACAAGGTGTGCTAGCACAGTGCCATGTGAACGTGGTACAGTTGGTTGATCATGTGGAACACACGAACTACCAAAGCGAACTCAAATATCTACTTGAAGAACCTGGTAGACTAGACACCATAGCTGGTTTGATACAGCGTGTTAACGAAACTGGCAATACACTGGTACTGGTAGATCGTATCACTGCCGGACAAGAACTAGTGGCAAGGCTAGGCGATCGTGCTGTGTTTGTCAGCGGCGCTACCAAGGCCACAGAGAGAAAAGAACATTATGATGAAGTTGCTGAGACTGATGACAAAATTATTGTGGCTACTTACGGTGTTGCCGCTGTGGGTATCAATATACCCCGTATCTTTAATCTTGTACTTGTTGAACCGGGAAAAAGCTTCGTTCGCGTTATACAGTCAATTGGTCGAGGTATCCGAAAAGCTGAAGACAAAGATCATGTACAGATCTGGGACGTGACCAGTACCTGCAGATTTGCCAAACGCCATTTGACCAAGCGCAAGGCCTACTACAAAGAAGCAAACTATCCATTTACCCAAGAGAAGTTAGAGTGGCAGTAAATCAATTTGATGATCATTGCCTAATCTTAGGTCGCAATATCAAAAACTCTACTGTATAATTTGATTTATGAGAATACTAACATTAGGAAATCAATCCTACGAATTAGATACACTACCAGATCAGGTTGATGATCTTAGATTTAATATTTTGGACAACAGCGACCCGCAGAATCCCGACTACTATTTCATACCCTTGATCTTTTTAGAAAGCTTCAATAGTCCTGCCCTGGTGTTACGTATAGGTAGCCAAACTGTCAAGATGCCACTGACCTGGCAAATCTTAATTGGTGAGCCAGACCTAGGCGACTTAGAAATGCTGCCACTTACATCAATTAACGATCGTGGCTTTAGTGTGTTTGAGTTCAATCCACTAAGCAGTTTTAGGCCTAGCTTTTTACCATTGGAAATAATTGATGTTTATCATGATGTAACTTGGTTCAGTCCTAAATTAAAAAACGGCCAGATGCTTACAGTGCCCATTGAGGACAACGACAATCCCAGATGCGTGTACTTCTGTAAAGATATCAGCCGTAACTGTGAAATTGTAAACTACTCTAAGGCATGGTAATATGGGCAGTCTAAAACCTGGTGTGCAATACGTTTATGAAAAGTCGGATGGTGTTGTATATGCACGGCAAATGGGCGATCCTCCCGACAAAAGATTTGAAATAGGCAGTGACTATACAGCCAAAAACGGACCTAAAATCTGTGGCATGCCAATAGAAGAAGTGTCTATGTTGGTTGACATGGTCAAACAATCCGAGCATCATCCTGCTTTACAAGAAGCTCTGGAACGTGCTAGACTAATTTACAGATTATGTCAGACCCAAGATGAGTGATAAATTAAACATCCAAAATGAAATGCGTCAGTTCGACAGCAAGAACCGCCAGTTCTATGACGAGCTGACTGACGAAGAACGCAAGAAGTTCAGTAACTATCTCATGATCAGGTGGGGCTCTAGTGTACAGGGCAGCAGAGAGCTACAAGAATTTTATGTGCTCAGTACCAATGAGCGACTAAACAAACATTTTTTTACGATTAACAAACATCCCAAACTGCAATGGCTCTGCGCCAGCAGTGTTAGTCCGGGGCTTGGCTCTTTTAGACATCAATGGATTGCTGGTCCCAAGAAGGCAGCTAAAAACAAGCTGGCCACCGAACTGCAAGATTACTTACCGGCACACAAGCTAGATGACATTGACTGTCTTGTAGCCATAAACGATGAAAAAGAAATCAAACGTTGGGTCAAAGACCACGGCACAGACACCAAGTGACAATGTCTGCGGCTACTGCGGTCGAGCATTTGCCAGACAGCAAAGTCTCGAAGTGCATATCTGTGAGCAAAAACGTAGAGATCGAGAACGCAACGACCGCGGCGTACAGATAGGCTATCAAGCATTCATACGTTTCTATGAAACCACACAAGGATCAGCCAAGCTCAAAACCTGGGAGGACTTTGTACGCAGTCCTTACTACAAGGCTTTTGTAAAGTTTGGTAGATACTGCCAAGGTACCAGAGTCATTGGGAGTGAACAGTATCTTGAATGGCTACTGGCCAATAACAAACGCCTTGACAACTGGTGTAAAGACAGTCTCTATGACGAGTTTCTGTTGCAATATCTTAGACAAGAAATGCCCGAGCCAGCTATACGACGTGCTCTAGATGCTGCCGACCGCTGGAACACAGTCACTGGCAATCCGCCCAAAGACTATCTACGCTATGGTAACACCAACGAGATATGTGTGGCCATAGTAGGTGGCCGTATCAGTGCTTGGGTGTTATACAATACGGGTGCAGGCATGAACTTCTTGGAGTCTTTAGATGCAGGACAGATTAACATGATTTGGCCTTACATTGATTCTGAATATTGGCAGCGTAGGTTTGCCAGTTGCAGTGCTGAACGTGCCTACGTAGAATCATATTTTCAGGAACTGGGCTGGTGATCTACATTGACTTTGTTCCTGGCACACACGGCAAGTATCTTGAACATGTCTGCAACAAGTATCTGACTGAATCTCACAGTCTGGCCGACTTTGATATCTTTGACAGCCAAGGTCGCGCACATCGTAGCAGTCAAGAGTTTATTGACAACAAAACTTTTGATGCACAGCATCTATGTGAACTAGCCCCAGATGTAGACGTTGGCAATCAAGTTATTAGAATAACCTTTGAATCTGACGACATGTTCTATCTCACTGATAGATATCTAAGCAAAGCCGGCGCTCATCCAGTTGATGTGGCCGAATTGGCCACGGATACCTATCACAAATTGAACAATACGCAACATCGTCCTATACTTGATAACTTGATCGCAGGATGGTGTCAACCACAATGGTACACTCAGGTCAAGCAAGCCCAGCAGCAGCAGTTAGAAATTTGTAATTTAATTAGATTGGATGAACACTA